AAAAAATCAATTCATCTGATGTACTAAGAGTAGTTTCAAAAATTACTTGGTCTTCAGGTACAATTTACGAGATGTATAGACATGACTATAGCATCAATAAATTGACACCTCAAACAAGTGCATCTAACTTGTACAATTCTAATTACTATGTGATGAACAAAGATTTCAGAGTATATCTTTGTATATCAAATGGTGCAAGTCCTTCAAACGGTGGTCAAGGAATTGTCTCTCTGGACGAACCAATACACACTGACTTAGAACCAAGATTAGAATCGGATGGATATGTTTGGAAGTATCTTTATACTATAAAACCAAGTGATATTGTAAAATTTGACAGTGCTGATTTCATACCTCTTCCCTCTGATTGGGCGACCAATACAGATGTGGCAGATGTAAGAAATAATGCTGTTGATGGTAAGATTGAGACTGTTGTTATTGAAGATGTTGGTAGTGCAAACTATCAATTTACTGGCACAAAAAATAATGTTCCTATAAAAGGTGATGGTTCAGGTGCTCTTGCTTCTGTTACCTTTATTGATGGTAAACCTTCCTCTGTTCAGGTGACTAATGGTGGAAGTGGATACTCTTTTGCTACTTTAGACTTAGACTCTGTTGTAACTGGTGCAGGTGCATCATTCTCAGTTATCATACCTCCTTCAGGTGGTCACGGTGCTGATGTATACAGAGAATTGGGATCAAATAAAGTTTTGATCTACTCAAGAATAGAAAATAGTGATATAACAAACCCAGATTTCCCAACAGGAAACCAGTTTGCTCGTATTGGTATAGTCAAAAATCCACAGGTATTTGATAGTACAAATATATTAGATACACCATCTGCATCAGGTCTATATGGACTCAGATTAACAGGTGCTGCTACAACTACTATCTCAGTAAAAACTGACGGACAAATAACTCAAACAATCAGTGCAGGTACAACTGCAATAGGAAAGATTGTGGGATACGATGCGGTAACAAAAACTCTTCAGTATTGGCAAGATAGATCGCTTGCTACTATTGGAGTTGGAAACTCAGTTCCCCGCTTCGGTTACAGTCTAAATAGGTTCACGGCCTCACCAGGTACAGGTGGTAACACTAACATTGTTGTTGATACAACAACTGGTACTGAGACCTTATCTATTGACACATCCTTCACAGGTGTATCAGTGGATGTGAACAACAAGAAATACTATTTTGGTCAGTCATACACAAGCGGTCTTGCCAACCCTGAGATCAAAAAATATTCTGGAGATATTGTATACATTGACAATAGACCAGAAGTTACAAGGGCAACCAACCAACGTGAAGATATTAAAATCGTCTTAGAATTCTAACGATGCCACAGAACACCAACCTAAACGTCAGTCCATATTTTGATGACTTTGACTCAGCAAAAAACTTTAGCAGAGTCTTATTCAAACCTGGCACACCAGTTCAAGCAAGAGAACTAACCACACTACAGTCTATCCTACAAGGACAGATTGAGAAGTTTGGTAAGCATATTTTCAAAGAGGGATCAATGGTGATTCCTGGTAAATTCAACTACGATCCAGCATATACGTTTGTCAAAATTGAGTCTACATTTTTTGGTGTTCCTGTAGAGTCATATTACGATAAACTTATCGGTCTTAGAATAAAGGGTAAGCAGTCTGGTGTCAAGGCAAAAGTTCTTCAGGTATTATCTTCAACTCAATCAGAAACAAACAGCACAACTTTATACATCAAATTTGAAAGCACTTCTGATGATTTACAAAATCAATATTTTGCCGATGGTGAGAATCTAGTTACACTCACAGACTTCACATACGGATCTACCACTATCACAAGTGGAAGTGATTTTGCTACTTGTATTCTTTCTAATGCAACTGGTACATCTAGTGCATTCACAATGAATAGAGGTGTATATTTTGCTCGTGGAGCATTTGTAGAGGTACAAAATGAGACACTTATTCTCGATCAGTATTCCAACACTCCATCGTACAGAGTGGGTTTCTTTGTCAAAGAGGATCTTGTCACTGCTGTTGATGATAATAGTCTATATGATAATGCTGCTGGATTCTCCAATTTTACTGCTCCAGGTGCTGATAGGCTCAAGATTAGTTTATCACTTACTAAGAAAGGTCTAACAGATTTTCAAGATGAAAACTTTATTGAACTGTTTAGAACTGATGAGGGTGAAGAAAAATTAATTGTAGATAGAACTGTATACAATCATATTGCTGATGAATTTGCTAGAAGAACATTTGATGAGAGTGGTAACTATTTCGTAACTAAGTTTGATTTAGAAGCAAAAGAATCATTGAATGATAGGTTTGATTATTTTGGTACATACTATGCAAATCAAAAGACAGAAGAAGGAAATACTCCAAGTAAAGATTTATTGAATATCAGAGTAGGTCCAGGTAAAGCATACGTAAGAGGATTTGAAGTACAAACATCTGGTCACGCTTACTTAGACGTAAAGAAACCAAGAACTACACAAAAGGTTGAGAATTCTGCAGTTCCATTCCAAGCAGGTAATAGACTAAGAGTCAATAATGTATTGAGTGCTGCAAGAATAAATCTTGCTGCTGCTACTTCTGATTATGTTGATCTAAGAAGTGCTAGATTAGGTTCTACAAAATCAAATGCTGCAGGTAATAGCATAGGTAGAGCAAGAGTATATGATTATAAACTTCAGAATGCTGGATATACAGGTAATACATCAGTATATGAATTATACTTGATGGATATTCAGACAGATACAGCATTAGTGCTCAATAAGGCACATACTATACCTGTCCCTGCATTGATTCAAGGTGCATCAAGTGGTGCTAAAGGATATCTAAGAGATGCTGTATCTAATTCTACGAATGTAACGTTGAATCAGACATCAGGTAAATTCATTGTAGATGAAGCAATCATTATCAATGGTGTACAGGATGGAAGAATACTAACTTCAGTAACTGAGTACGACCTTTCAGATGTAAAATCAGTAAGATCGACTGCAGCAAGTAGAACTTTTGCTGCTGATGTAGTATTAGAAACTAAAAAGAATTTTGGTGGAAGATCATTTAGTATAACAAGTGGTGGTGCTGTAACAAGTGGTACAACTGGTTGGGTTCCTGAATTCAAGGTTGGTGATGTAGTTTCATATAAAATTGGTGGTATTAGTGATATCACATATAACGTAGTAAGTAGTATAAGCACATCTGGTAATACCATAACTCTCGTTGCTGCACCAGATACTGTTGCTGGAGTATGCCACAAAGCATTACCAAGTTCTACTGTCACTGTAAGTGGTTTGGAGATTGTATCTGCTAAGATAAAAAATTCCACAGCAGGGTTCTTGTATGCACAGATGCCCAACACCAACATTGAATCAGTTGACTTGACAGATTCAACTCTATTCTTGAGAAAGGAAGATACTGCTCAGAGCACTGATGGTAATGGTCAATTGACTCTTCCCTCATTGACTGGAACTGATTTGGTGTACGCTCCATTTGATGAAGAGAGATATAACGTAGCATATAATAACGGTACTGTACAAGCACTTACATCTGATCAAGTTGTTATTGCAACTGGTGGTAAATCAGTTACAATTTCTGGATTGACACAAAATCAATCTGGCAATGTTGTTGTACAAAGCACACATCAAAAGAGTAAGGTAAAATCAAAGCAAAAATCTCTTACAAGAAATGCGACCACCCTTATAACAAAATCAAATAGATCCTATTCTGGTGTAAGTTCATCAATTACTGATGGTCTAACACCAAGTGATGTATTTGGTCTTAGAGTTCAAGATAGAGAAATATCTCTTGGGGTTCCTGATGTAGTCAGAGTGACTGCAGTATTTGAATCTTCAGGATCTGGTGCTCCAACAGTTCCAACTCTAACACTAGCATCCTTCAACGGACCTGCAGGTGATAACTCTGATCTTATTGTTGGTGAAGTCGGTGTAGGTAAGAGTTCTGGTGCTTCTGCACTTATTCTTGCGAGAAGTGCTGCAAATAAAGTGGAGGTAATTTTCACAAATGGCAATAAGTTCCAAGATACTGAAGAAGTTACGTTCTCAGAGAGTGGCGTTACTGCAAATCTTTCTTCTTCTACTGCTGGTGATCCTAACATTAGAAACAATTTTATTTTGGATTCAGGTCAACGAGCTGAATTTTATGATTTTGGTAGATTAGTAAGAAAAGCAAACTTCCCAGAACCACAAGGTCAATTGAAGGTTTATTTCGATCATTACGTTGTAAACTCAGAGGACTCTGGTGATATAGTGACTGCAAGTAGTTACTCACAACAATACTATGATATTACACCATCATTTGAAGATATAAGAAACGTTGATACTATTGATGCACGACCAAGAGTTGCTCCATATTCAGGTTCAAGATCACCATTTGAATTTGATGCAAGAGACTTTAGTGCAGGTGGTCAATCAGCATCTGTATTAGTTTCCGATGAAAATATAACCTTTGATTATAATTTCTATCTCGGTAGAATTGATAGGTTATATGTCAATAAGGATGCCACATTTACTATCAAAGAGGGTGTACCTGCTGAGAATCCAGTCGAACCAGACCCAATAAATGAGTCTTTTGAATTGGCAAGAATTGACTATGCACCATACGTTTATAACGCAACTAAGGATGTCAAGTTACAATTCCGTGCTAATAAACGTTATACCATGAAGGATATTGGTAAGTTAGAAACTAGAATAGCAAACGTAGAAGAAGTTACAGCATTATCATTATTAGAATCTAAGACAGATAGTCTTATGATCAAAGACCCATCTACAGGTTTAGATAGATTCAAAAATGGTTTTGTAGTTGACCCATTCAATACTTTTGAAGTTGCTGACAAAACAATTGATTCATTAAAATATGATATCAAAGATGGTAAATTAGTAGCAAGGAAAAATCACGATAGTATTGATCTGCTTCTAGGATCAGAGTCAGTGGTCGGAACTAGCGGTGCTGCAGATCCAACTGTAGATGCACGTTTTGCTGATGACTTAGGATCTCCTAACATCAAAAAAACT